CCAGCAACTGCGTCGTTAAACGGTTTAGCTGCCATATCCTCGGCTATCTTAGTTACATAATCTGTTCTTTCTTGTATTGAAGCAGGGTCTTGTGAATAAGCTTTTATCTCGTATGATCTATCAGCCATACCGTTAACAACAATATCAACAAACTTTGGTATAATTGGGACAGGCTTCCAATCTAAATTCATATAAGATAAATCTCCATTGATAGATAATTCATCTTTATACTTTCTAACAGACTGTTCTCCTCTGGCATATAATCTTAAAGAATGAAAAGATTGTCTAGATGTAGAATACCTACCTGATCCACTTCTACCGTTGTACCCGTCTTTAGAATTAAACCATTCGTGCTCTATAGCTCTACCAACTTGTGCTCCGTATTCAGCACTCATTTTTTCTATATCGCTAACCGCTTGGCTTGGAAAAGAACTTTTTATAGCTTTATTAATCATTTATTTATATTATTTGAGATCTATGCCCTTTATTATCATACCTTTTTATCCCAAGATTTATACTTTTAATTTTTCTTTCCTGCGTTGGAGCATAAAGGTTTTTGTTACAAGCCATAATAGCTAAACCTGAACTAATCGACGCATCAAATTTTGTTCTATTATTTATATCAAACTTAACCCAATCCTCTAAGGTTCTGCTAAAATACATATCTCCGTAGCCATCACCTATTCTGCCTACATACTTTTCTATATAAGACTCTATAGCCGCCGCATGAGATTGTTTTATATCATTCGAAGAATTCGGTATACCGCCAATTTCTCTTTCTGTTATTGAAAGCTTGTTGTAGGTTTTATCTGGTCTATTCATTGAGTAGCCTCTGTATCCTCTTCTTTTGAAATGATATAAAAGTCTAGGTTTATTATTCTCAACCAGTATTGGCATTCCATAAAACACACAAGCCATTAATACGTCTTCAAAAAATATTTCAGCTGTTTGTGGTCTTGCTACATACTCTAAGAAAAAACTATTCGCAGGGGCTTCCTCCATTGAGTATTTAGTTAATCCGTGCAATGCACCGTTAGAACCTACCCCATCAACAGTTCCAGAAATATCATAACTATCACATCCAAATGCGCCAACGTGATCATTTGCTGGATACTTTATACCATTTTTTAATCTAACCCTGTTTTGCATTTCAAGCTTAGGAACCCAGCTGATTTTAAACCTACCACTTTTGTTAGGCATAAATTCTACAGTACTGTCTTTAACACCGTCTTTCCATTGAAAGCTACCAACAGTTACTAAACCATTTCTTTGCGCATCTTCATTGTAATCTATTTGCTCGTATAGCTTTGTTAAATTAAATAAAGATTGCTTTGTTTCATCTCTAAATGCGTGATTCTCTGTTCTTGGAAACTGACGATAATATTCATTTAAACCGTCTTGATCATTTTTTAATCCCTCAACTTCATTTTCCCAATACTCTATTACGCCTGTGTCAATTAAGTCATTTTGAAGCCCTTCAATTGGTTTTCCCGGCGTTTCAAATACAGGAAATCCATAAGAATCAATGTATCCTTCGTAGTTCCATTCCATAGGTATGAACAAAGAATATAATCCTGAGCGAGTTTGTCCATTTGCGTTTCTGTTTTTAACGTCTGAATCATAGTATAATTTTTTAAAATTATCTCCTCCTTTGTCTAAAGCGTTTGAGGTACTACCCATCATACACTTGCCTATTATCTTAGAACCTAATCGTAAACAAGTTTTTGTAACTCTCCAGTTGTTTAATATATTTGTTGGTTTTTCCCACTTACCGCTTTCGTCGTGTACTAATAGTTTTAATTTTTCACCGTCGTACGAGTTGTCCCCGGTGTTCTTCCAGTCGATTGTTGTGTCGAGACCTGTGATCTCCTGTAATTTCTCGTTGGTGTCAAGTTTCTTTCTTGTAAATTTTGACGCTGGTACTCTGTACGCGAGTTCTGTCTTCGGCCTGTCCATACCGTCCTGGATCGGTTTGAAGAAGAAGGGATAATTAACTGAAATGGGTACGACCTTATCAGTAAACATCTTTTTGGCGTCTGGCCCGGACTTTGATAAAATGCCAAATCTTGAATCTGTGGATATTGTCGCCTGGTTAACCGTCTCACCTGATGCCATGAAAGAGAAACCTGACCGTCGGTTTTTAAGATAACACATTCCGTAACACCGTACATCGGCTTTACAAGCCTCCCAGAATATGTAGAATAATCTGTTTGATTCCCTAAAATCTGGCTGCCCAACGTCAATCTTGGACCACTGCAAGTACATGTAGTGAGTACCAGTAATATAAGTAGGAATACCCTTATTATTGAACCAAAAACCTTCTTCCCTTCTTTTAAACTCTTCGTCGATATAGTCATACCATTTATTTTTAAATTCGCTAGACCTATCTTCCCAGTCAAATACCGATTTTATTTTACTTAATTCTTTTGGGTATTCTAAATGTTCCCATCTTTGTTCTAACTTATCATTAGATTTTTTATAGCTATTTTCAGCTAATGGTAGCGCTATTTTTAAACCCTGTATTTCATATACTTCACCAATCTTACCTGTTTTAGATATAATAACCATATCATGATCTTTATTATACCCGTACCCCCACTTCTTGTATCTATTTTCTCTTTTTAACGTATGAGGCTTTATGTAGTCTTTTAGTGTTTTTACTAATGTTTGTTCGTAAATCATTTAGACCTGCCTTCTGCAAAACCTCTAAAAGACTTTTCTTTACTGTCTTCTTTAGGGTTTTCGTTTAATATATTTTCTTCGGCTTCGATTCTATTGAGTATTTCAAACGCATCAAAAATAGCTAACTTTTTAGTAGCTGCCGCATTTTTTAATCTATCCGCAGATAAATCATCTTCAGAATCTACAATTGCTTCTTTAGCTACTTTAATAAGTTCTTCCACAGCCTTTTGCCCAGCTTGGATTATATTCAACTTCGTCTCCTTTGTATTCATATTTAATTGTAATATCATTAGTACGCATTCGGTACAATCTATCATCATCTATTAAAAACTCATACTCACTACTAGGGCTAAACCCCAAAAGGTCTCCTTCGTTTATTTTAAGCGCTTTTAAAGAGCTATTACCATATTTTAGTATACCAATATGCTTTCGTTCTTTCTGGCTGCTTATAATCGAGTTTTTATTTTTTTCAACTATAGGTTTAATAAAACAAAAATCTCTAGGAGCTCTCCATTTATCACCTCTGTTGTATAAGAATATTTGATCGTAATAACAAAAGTACTTATCTTCTTTAAAGTAAGCGCTACTGTTTTTTTCTATACCACGTACATCGTAAAATCTTCTAAAGATATTGTGATGTACTATAACTTCGTCATTAACCTGTATATCAGTTTCACCGATTAAAGGTATCGATTTAACAATACCTACTCTATTAACGAACTTATGATCGTCCATAGTGGTATTAACTATTAATTTTTTACCACCAATATCTACTTCATTAGTATACCTACTTTCTTTAGGTTCTATAATGAAGCTATATAAGCTTTGCATTAGTATTCTAGATTGTATTCAATTGATATAGCCATGTTAGAATTAAACTTCTTCCATGGAATAACCTCATTATTTTTTGTTATATAAATATTATAAGAGCCGTCTTTTTGGTCGTGCAATATATCAGAAATACAATGCCCTCCGTAGACTTGTTGACCTACGGAATAATGCATTGCTTCATTTTTATAGTCAGCTCCTATACTTATTTTTCTAATCAGCTTGCTCATCAGATTGTTCTTTCATTTCTTCGTAACTACCGTCTTCTAAATTAACAGTAATTTTACCATATTTTTCTTCTAGTGCAGCACTAGTTTTTTCAACGTCAGCTAATAACTGTGCAAAGGAACCTACGATTTGTGCTTTTTGCACTTCTAATGTTCCCATGTCTGTAAGCATTCTAGTTTTAAGTCCTTGTTGCTTTACTAACTCTTCTAACTCTACTTGTTCTATTTTTTTACTCATTTTAAATTTGATTTAATTATTAATTACTTATATATATATTACGCAAAGTGTTGATTACTTTCTAAGTGTTACTTGTTTTTTCTAACAGCTGCACCAAAAAAATAACCAAATATAGATAAAACTATCCCTTCACATATACCTATTAAGTGTATCCATACTTCTTTGTTAGATTCAGGTACATCTAAATATACTATAGCGTATATCATAAAAGCAAAAGCACCAAGGCCTACTATACCAGTTAGATTGAACATAAAATCAACCTGCCCTGTTTTAGCTTTCTCAACTTCTCTTTTACGAGCACTATCTCTATCTGCTACCTCGAGATTGTATAACTCTACGAGTTCTTGATGCATTAATCCTTTATCTTGACTAGTTATTTCAGGATCAGAATCTATTAAGTTTTTAACAACGCCTAATATACCTTTGTCTGGTAAACTTCCTGACACAAAGCCGGGCAATTTTTTTAATAAAAACTGACCAACTTTGGTATCTTTAAACTTCTTCTTGTTTTTCATTTAGCAATTCCATTTTCTTCTAGCAGCTTTACCTCTTTCAGATGTCCAGCTTTTTGATCTAGCACAAAAAGATTTTCTACGCTTCCAAGCCTTACTACCTCTTTTTAATTTTGACGGAGGTGTTGTTACTGCCGTTTTTAACTTACTACCGGGGTTATCTTTTCTGTATTTAGCTACGCCTTTCTTAGACATACCTCCCCCTGCTTTTGATCCAGTACCACTACCTTTTTTTACTTTACTGTAGTAACCTTTAGATTTTTTTCTAGACGGTGCGTTTTTTGTAGCCATATTTTAAATTTTATGTAATTTATGTGTTAAATTACCTCTTCTTCTATAATAAACGAGATAAGATCTATTCCGTTATTCAATAAAACTTTTGCCCAATCTTCCTCATTGTCATAATAGTCAATTTGAATCCAATGTGTCTCCATACATTGTGTGGGTAAAATAGAACCATAAGCCTTTATTTCTGCTCTAGTGTTATCCCAACATATAAACCAAGTTTCATTGATTGGATAGCGAACACTTGTATTTTTTAATTCTTTCATATTTATTTATATAGAACCACCATCTGTGATAGTCCAGTTAAAATTATTAATTAATGATGTTCTTGCTGTTTCTGCTGCTCCACCACTTGTATATTGACTATTTCCAAAATTTATACTAATTGTAGGTGTATAACCACTACCATTAGGGTAAGTGCCTTGTAAGGTAGACTCCCAACCAATTAAAATAGCATCGTAATTTGCTGTTGAAAAAGTAGTGTTGTTAGCAAAGTTTGTGAAAGTTGTTACGTTTGCAATATCCCACGCTGACAAGTTTTGGTCAAAAGATGTCGAACTGAAAAATGTATTACTCATATCAGTAACATTGCTAACATTCCAAGAACTTAAATCCTCGTTGTAGTTTGTTTGGCTTTTTAACATACTATTAATATTAGTAACACTACTCATATCCCAAGAACCTAATCCACTAACTGGAGTAGATGGTGCAGTTACTCCACCTCCAAAAATTAAAAAAGCAGTCCTAAAATTAGTAACATTGCTAACATCCCACGAAGATAAATTAGCAGAAAAAGAAGAGCAATTTCTAAATGAACTTTCAAAATTTGTAAGATTTGCAAGATTTGGTGCATCCGTAAAAGAACCAGTTAAGTTTGAGCATCCATGAAAAGCAGTTCTAAAATTTGACCATACAATATTTCCCCATTGCTTTATATCTATAATTTTATCTTTATCAATTCCGTTATTAATGTTAATTCTAGGAAAATCTCCACTAATAGAAACATCATAATCTCCAGCAGTAGCAAAAGTTATTGCTTGGTTTCCAGTTACTCCAGTAAAAGTCTGACCATCGGAGGTACTTATATCA